CAGAAGTCCGGGCGCATTGGTACCTCCAAGCCAGCCAACAAGAAGGCTGCCGTCAAGCAGGCCACTGCCATCGCCCTCCAAAAGGCAGGCCGCTCCAAAAACTATGCTGAAGGCGGCACGGTCTCCACGACATCTACGCGTACTTCGAGGACGGCACAGCCCTCAAGTTCGGGGACCAGCGAGAAGGCCCCGGAGTATTTGCCGCTCCCAAATCAGTCGGCGCCCGCCGAAGACCTCATGCCCAAGTACAAGCAGACTGTGCCCCGCATGCAGTGGACGCGCGACCCCTCTTCTTATGGGGAAACCAGCAACCGGGCAGCTTCCACTCGCCATCTGTTGTCTGGCAACCAGCCTCGCAACGAAACTGAACGCACGCTCGCGCGTGAACTGGGCATGGCTTTCAAGAAGGGCGGCAAGGTGTCCGCCAAAAAGCGTCGTGCTTGAGACTCTGCTTGGCGGTGTGTTCGGGGGCCTGCTCCGTCTAGCGCCGGAAGTCTTCAAGATATTTGATAGGCGCAATGAGCGGCAACATGAACTGGCCATGCTCAACGCGGAGATGGAATTTGCTAAAGTGCGCGGCGAGATTGTTATGCGCCAAACCGAAGCTACTATGACCATGGCCGAAATGGATACCATGGCGCAAGCCTTCAAGGAGCAGTCGTCTACTGCCAAGGCTGCGGGCAAATTCATTTCGGCGTTCTCGGCTATGGTGCGGCCCACCGTCACCTACTCGTTCTTGGGGCTGTATGCTGCCGTCAAGATCGCGGCCTACCTGATTGCGTTGCAGCAGGGTGGTGATTGGAAGGACGTGCTGGTCAGCATGTGGAACACCGACGATCTGGCGGTCTTCAATATGATCATCAGCTTCTGGTTCGTGGGTCGGGTCTATGAGCGTACGGCTCGCTGAAGCCATCGACATTGCTACCCGGCTTTGCAAGACGTTCGAGGGCCTGCGCCTAAAGCCTTATGTTTGTCCGGGCGGCTACCCGACCATAGGCTACGGCACGGTCAACAAGCCTGACGGCACGCGCGTTACGATGGACCACCCGCCCATCACCAAGGAGATCGCTGAAGAGTGGCTCACGGGCGAATTGGTTTCGACTTACATGGCGGGCGTGCTTCGGGCGTCTCCTGTCTTGGCTTCTAAGCCCCGCGCCCTCGGCGCCATTACGGACTTCGCCTACAACTTGGGCGTGCCCCGTTACCGATCCAGCACGTTGCGTCGCCGCATCGAAGCCGAGGATTGGGACGGTGCCCAAGAGGAACTCCTAAAATGGAACCGGGCGGGTGGCCGCATACTAACAGGTTTGGTTCGTCGGCGTCAAGCCGAATGTGCCTTCCTCAATTAACTCCAACATCTTTCGCGTAAGGAACTAACCACATGAAACGTAAAGTCAAATTCCAAGAAGGCGGTGCTGTCGAAAAGCCGATGACTGCTGCCGAGATTCGCCGTCAAAACATGCAGCGCCTCAACCAGCGTCGCTCTGCTAATCGAGAACGCGCTGCCTCCAACGCTGAAGTGCGTGACTTCAATGAGCGCATGCGTCAAGGTACGCTGACTCCTGAAGAAATGCGTCGCATGGGCGGCCAGTCTGATGTTGACCGTTTCAATGAGCGTATGCGCCAGGGTAACCTTACTGCCGAAGAAATGCGCCGCATAGGCGGTGCGCCTATTCCACAAATAGAAGGCGGCGGTGCAGGAGGTGGCGGCGGTGGCAGTGGTCGCGGTGGTGCCATGGTCCCTTCGGGTGGTGATCGTTTGCCTGCCCCGCGTCCTAGCGGCGGCGAACTGATGCGTCAAGGTGCTGGCATGGGTGGCGGTGCGCCTCGTACGGGTCCGCGCGTAGTGGGTGGCGCTGCTGGTCCTGCTGCGGCTGGTGTGGCTATCGGTTTGGCGGGCGAAGTTCTGAATCGTTATCTGGAAAACCGTCGCAACCGTCCGATCACAGGCGAATTTGAGCAGGGCATGGAACCAGAAGGCTCAATGGAAGCAGCCGATGCCGAGCGTGAACGTCAAGCTTCTCAGCGTGCGCCTGCTCGTCCGGCTGCGCCTGCGGCTGCCCCTCGTCCGGCTGCACGTCCAGCACCGCGTCGTCCGGCACAGCGCGAAATGTCTGCCGAAGAACGCCAGGCTTTCATGGAACGCATGATGCGTGAGGAAGCGGATCGTGAAGCGGCTGCCCGTCGGTCGGAGCGTGGCTTCTTCGAGCGCATGGGCATTCGTCGCACTAACGAAACGGGCATGGAGCCGGGCACCATCGAGCAGCGCCGCAACTACCTTGGCTCGGGCGCAGCCGACACCAACGTCAGCATGAACAAGAAGGGTGGCTTGATCAAAGCGAAGGCTCCTGCTAAGAAGACTGCCATGAAGAAGGGCGGCGCTGTCAAGGCCCCTGCCAAGAAGATGAAATCTGGTGGTAAGGTTGCGCCTAAGAAGATGATGAAGGGTGGCATGACCTCCAAGCCTAAGAAGATGATGGGTGGTGGCAAGGCGATGTACGCCAAGGGCGGTATGGCGAAGGGCTGCAAGTAATGGCACAGAAGCCTAAGCGGGGCACTGGTATGCCTCTGCCACCCGCGCCGCCGGAAGGTGGTCCCGACGATCAGGACTACGTGTACATGTCGCCGGGCGAACAGCAAGCAGTCCAGCCCTACTACGGCTTGCCCCTGATGACGCCCGAGATGCGGCGCTATCGGGTGGGTGGCCGTCAGATGATGGACCCGCGCAACTTCGAGTTCGCTCGGCAGATGCGTGAAAAAGCAGCCCAAGGCACTCGCCTTAAGAAAGGTGGACCAGTGAAGAAGAAATACGCCGCAGGTGGCGAAGTCGGAGAGGCCGACCGCCCCGAAGAACGCGGACCCGGCGGATTGCATTACAATCGTTATCTCGAGCGTATGCGTCAGCAAAAAGAAGCTGAGAAACAAAGTCAGCCGGGCAGCGCAGCTTTTGAACGCGCTCTTTTGAATGCGAAAAAAGCAACACGCGGTCCTGGTGCGGGAGGTTCTGAGCGTCTTGCAAGGGAAGCCGCAGAAACTGAAACAGCCCGCAGGTCTCGTGTTGCGGAAGCTCAAAGAGGCCAAAGGTTCTGGGAACAAGCATTAGATGAAGAAGGCAAGCGAATCAATCAGCGTCGTGACCCTACGCGGGTAGAAGACAACGGCTACAAGAAGGGCGGCGCCGTCGAAGAAGGCAAAGACAAATATCCTTCTGAACGGTCACGGCTAGAAAAGGAAGCTGCTATTCTTCGTCGGCAACGAGAACGATTTGACACTGAACAGGACCCTACCGGAGATCGACAAGCAATTTTCAATAGACCTTTTGTAGCAGAGCGCCCATCCCCTTTCTATCCGTTAATGGGACGTCGTGCTGAAAGTCCACAACGGCAAATGGAACAGGAGCGTTCAAGGCGGCAAGAGGAAGCCAACCAAAGAATTGACCGGGCACGCGAACGTCTTGATGATAGGATCACGGAAACCGAAGGTCGCCTTTCCAGTATGGGTTCCAAAGAGAACAAAGCTGCCTACAAGAAGGGCGGTCGCGTCAAGAAGAAGGCCGGTGGCAAGGTGACAGCGAAGCCGATGGGCAAGCCGGTCATGAAGAAGGCGGGCGGTCGTGTAGCTGCGAAGCCGATGACGAAAGGACGCAAGAAGTAATGACCAAGAAACCACGCATCGCGCCAGAGGACATGCCAACTGAGCGCGAGATGGAAGGCATCCGCCAACTGCTTATGATGGTGGGCCAGATGCAACGCACTCTGAAGGAACAGAACCCAGAGATGTACGCGCAACTTATGGAAATGCAGCAAAGGAAACGGCAAGCATGATGCGTTCGAATATGAGTAAGCAGGTGACGCAAGGCCCCATGAAGAAGAAGGCTGGCGGTAAGGTGGCTGGCAAGGCCGTGAAGATGCAGAAGGGCGGGATGGTTCCCTGCAAGGGCTGCCCCAATCCGGCTGCGTGCAAGAAGGCTGGTCGCTGCATGATGGCTGGCTAATGGCCAAGACACCTTCGCGCGTCAACGAAGCGGGCGTCTACACCAAACCCGGCATGCGAAAGTCCTTGTTCGAGGACATCAAAGCTGGCGGAAAGGGTGGGCGTCCGGGGCAGTGGTCAGCACGTAAGGCCCAAATGTTAGCTCAACAATATAAGGCTAAGGGCGGAAAATACCGTGACTAAATCCTGTCTTAATTGCAAACAAGAACTGGAATTAAATAACTATTACCAGTTCTATGATAAGTGGTCTGGACGTAAATACTATAGTTCACGTTGTAGACCATGTCACTATCTGTACAAAACTGCCAGCCCAACTACCAAACGTAATCGTAAAGCAGAAAAACTGCAACTACGTTATGGATTGAAATACGAACAATGGGAAACTATCCGCAAGGAACAGAACTACTCCTGTATGATATGTGGTATTACGGAAGAAACGCTGAATAAAAAACTTGATGTAGACCATTGCCACACTACAGGAGTAGTAAGGGGTGTATTGTGCAATCCATGCAATACTGTCTTAGGGCATGCACGGGATAAGATAGAAGTCTTGGAAGCTGCCGCTA